GCCACATGTTTTTTATTGTTCAGACGAAAAGACACAGATTTTGAGGGTGACAGCTTTGATCGTGAGATGGTGCGGGAAGTTTTACATCTACTTGGATACAAGGAGAATGAAAATGAAAGATCGTAACTATGAATACGATGCCGATGCTTCTTTTGATGATGCAGTAAAAACTATGAAACGTTTCATAGAAGACCACGAAGCAGAAGGTCCAATGGCTAACGTAAGTCTAGCTAGAGCTTTAGGCGCGACGTTAGTTCTTACTACAGAAATCGGAGAGCGTGACGATATGTTGGCGACTGCGATAAGCCAATTGTGCGATACATTTAGCGGTCTTTTAATTTTGGAGAGTGGTGATGGGACTTGATATGTTTCTAATGGGTGAGAAATTCATCCCCACGCATGACAACAAACACGCGCGGCCCATCGTCGATGGATACAAAGTGTCCAGCACAATCCTCGATTTGGGACAGTGGCGCAAGCATTGGGCTCTGCATGAGTGCATCGAACAGGACTACGTTAAGTCTGACGGGCGCGTTTTGCTAGAGCCGGAGTTCCTGCTTGAAATTGCTGACGCAGTTAAGCAAGGTAATTTGCCCGAAGCAAATTACTCACCTCAAACAGACGCCTTTCACAAAGAACCGGAAGAGATTGCAAAGACCGTAAAGATTTTTCGCGATGCTTACGATTGGGTCAACCGAGAAGACGGCTTCTGGCGCAGCGTTTATTATGAAGGAAGCTGGTAAAAATGGATAAGATCGAACTGGCCGGATTAATAGGTTTTGTTGTAGGTTTAACGGTGGGAGCCGTACTCTCAGGAATAGTTATAGGAGTGCTGTTATGAACAAAGAAGATATGGATCACGCTTTAAATCAGGCGTTTAAAGCAGTTTTTGGGCAACTACCTCCAACCGGAGAAGAACTGCGCCGCCAGCAAATAGAAAAAGAAGCGTTGGCCGGAAAAGAAATATCCTTCGAAGACGTAAACTTTCTATTTAAAGAACAAAAAGCGTCTTAGAAAAATGAGGCCAGCTTTGATCGGAAAGTGGCGCTTTCTGGTAGTGCTCAACCAATAAATAACAGTGGTTAAAATGAAGCTGGCCTCTAAAATAACCTAGTATAAAAGTAAAAGGTGCGCAACAATGTTAGACCTAGAAAAAACAGTGGAAGACATTTTAGAAGTCTGCCCGCCAGACCTAACTGGCCCAGATATCGCTGTTATTATAGCTAACATCGTATCCGCATATAACTGCGAAAGAATATGGCCCCTCGTGTCAGAAATGACAGGGGCCTTTCTGTATGAAGAAATCGATAAACAAAAAATGCACTGAGGGAGAGCAACATGGATGACGATAAACTAAACTCGTTCCAACAAAACGAACTGAAATGGCTCAGACGCCAAGTCGATAGACTGCAAGACGAAAAATATAAAACCGATAACGAGCAATATACCCGACGACTGAATATCGAACGCGAGCTTTGGTCCGCTAAAGAAGAACTAAGCGTATTCGTAAAAAACCTAAGAAAAAACGGTAAGCAAATATGATACTCGACATATCTCTACACGCCCTCTCAAAAATGTCCTTCGAAGAAGCACTCGAAAACACAAAATATGGAGACACAATAATATACCATGTCGGAGCGTTCGCCGCCGGAAAACATAAGTACACGGCCCTCGAAGCTGCACGAAAAGGTTTCGTCTCATTAGTGCAAAAAAGGAAAGGCGAAAGCCTGTTCGAGTACTCAGCACAACGTTCTAAGAAACGGTTTAAAAAAGCCTGAGTTGACTTTCTCCCATATTTGTGGTAGGGTCGTTTTGAGGGTTAGGTCAACTCTCAAACGCTTTTTGACAATTTGGAGAATGTACTATGAAGTATAAAGCTATGGTAAACCCAATGGGGGGAACGTGCTGGGCAATCGCTAAAACCAAAGGCGAAGCAATGCGTATGTTGAGGAAGCAACTCAAACGAGATTGGAGACACCTTATCGATATTGAGGCTTGGCTTAAATCAGGAGAGGCAACCTGCAATATATACGAGGATGCTGGAACCAGAAGCCATGACGATGATAAATACCTCGAAACCGTCCCGTTGATATAATGTACGGCCAAACACTAAGAGAATACGTTATGGCTATGCACCAGTTCGATATCGTCTGGATGCCTAAACATAAAGATCAAGAACCACCGTTCTAAAATAAGGCCCTGCGCTAAATGCGTGGGGCCTTTGGTTTGTCGAGCATGGATCGCGGGCCGCGGAACTTAAATTACGCGGTTATAGTATATAGGCCAGAAAAAAAAAAAAAAAAAAAAAACTGTTTTCAAGCCGTAACCACCGTAACTTATGTAACTTGGCATTTAACAGTATATATATAAAGAATAAATTTGGTTACATAAGTGGTTACACAGAGAAAGTACAAATATGTAACCAGAAAGATCGATATTGCGTTAAGGGGGCGGGGGGAAATTTTTTATAAAAAGTTTTTTCTGGCCTATATAACTGTAGCGGTTATATAAGGGATTTATCTGATAGTTAATTAATGAGGATAGCATGACCAAAGTGAAAAGAGGTCGCCCTGTTAAGAAAACCAAATATGGAAGTATACCCTCCCCCCTTTTGATAAAAGAGAGAGCCGTGCCAAAGCATAACAAACTGGTCGATCCTGATAGCCCCCGGAGTGATCCCCGAGGTCAGAAGAGAATGTCGGTCGATAAACGCCTGACCCGCAAGCAAGAGCTTTTTGTAAAAGAGCTTGTAAGCAATGACGGCCTGATAACCTTTAAAGAGGCGGCAATCCGGGCAGGCTATCCAGAAACATCTGCCCACACCCGAGCCTATGAACTAACCAACCCACATAAGTGTCCGCATGTTGTTGCTGCGATCAAAGCTTACCGGGCCGAGCTCGACGCTAAGTTTGACATAAACTATGGCCGTCATATTAGAGACCTCCAGAAAATTCGCGATCTGGCTTTGGAAAACGGCGCTTACTCTGCCGCTGTTCAAGCCGAGTATCGGAGGGGTCAAGCCCAAGGCGACATTTACGTTAGTAAATCAGAGATACGCCACGGCAGTATCGACAGCATGAGCAAGGAAGAAGTTTTAAAAGCTTTGAGCGAATTGAAAGACGGCTATGGCGAAGACGTTATCGATATTACCCCAACAGAAGATGACCAACGAAGCGGGCCTGTATAAGCAGTTTAAGACCGCTAACAAATCGCGTCGCAATTGGATACTGACTCGGATAGAGAACTGGGTTGGGCAAGGCATACCTGATCTTTTGGCCTGTGACGAGAATGGCGGCTTGCATTTTGTAGAGTTAAAGTTTTGTAAGGCTAACGCGGTAAATCTAAGCCCGCACCAAGTTGCGTGGCTCACAAGGCATCAAAAGAGCAGTAGTTGGGTTTTGGTTAAGCGACAGGCCCGGGCGGACGTTAAGGCCACCCTGCACCTTTACAGGGCGTCTCAGGCTATATCCCTTGCAGAGGATGGTTTGAAAACTTCCGCAGCGGGTACGTTCGAGCACCCTTTTGATTGGAACGCTGTTTTTCAGTTGATCTCTCCCATATAATCCCATATGCGTATATAACGTAAACCAATTGGAGGATGTTATGAACATAACTTGCAGCCGAAAACTAAGCTTGGATGAAATAGAAGAACTGGCGGGCATTGCAAAATTAATGGATCGGCAAAATTTAATAAAAGATTGGACCGGGGATGGTATGCTGTACAAAACCACTGGCGGTAACTTTCATTTTATAGATCAGGATAAATTGCACGTTAACGTGAAAGGGGGCCGCAAAAATGTTTCTGTTTAGTTTTCTGGGGCGGCTAATCTATGGCAAGGATTATGACAAGCTAAGTCGCAGGGCCAGCAAACCCCGGCGCAAAAGGCGGAGATAAACTTTCTAAAGTTTTTACTTGCAGTCTATGCGATAATATGCGAGAAAGAGGGCGGGGCTATCCTGCCCTTTTACTTTTGGAGAATGTAAAACATGGCACATAATATTGAAAACAGCAAAAACACCCTTACTGCACTGATGATGAAAGTGCAGGACCAAGCCGCAAGATCGGCGGATTTCCTGACCCCAACAAACGATTTGCAGAAAACCACTACGTTGGATGGTAAGCCGCAGATTGTTATTGAGGCTAACCGGGGTGTGCCAACAAAGCGGTTTGACATAAACGATACAGCCTTTGGGCAAATAGCCACCCACGCCGGGATCGATACTAGGACGGCGCGTCGTTTGCAGTCCAATTATCCCCGCGAATTCGATACTCTGACAAATGCAATCTGGCAAAAAGAGCCCGCCCGCCGTATGCTCCGGACACATTTAGACACTCGTTATGGGGTTGAAACCGATGGCACGGCGCGGGCTTTTGTTTCTGATAAGTTTAAGACGTTCGACAATGTCAATTTGCTCGAAGCTTGCCTTCCCCAGTTGATCGACAATCCGGCACAGTTCCAAGTTGTGTCCGCCGATGTTTCTGAAAAGCGGATGTACCTTCGTTTAAAATCTTTGGAGCAATTAGGCACAGGTGCAAATGTTGGGGACCATATGGCAAATGGGATTGGCTTTGGCAATTCTGAGGTTGGTGCGGGATCGGTCACGGTCTATCAAATCGCTTGGACACTGGCTTGCTTAAACGGTATGCAAACCCAAAACAAAACCCGGTCAAGCCACATCACCTCCGCCCGGGATAGCGAT